ATAAACTGCGTGATGATGCCTGGGGTAAAGGTGCATTTAACGCTGCGATTCAAGCCCAGGGATTGTTATTGAAGGTCGGGGGATTAATCGTTGATCGTCGGGAAGTATTGCATGGGAAGATCGATCAAATGAGTCGGCCCGAAGTAGAAAGGAGACTTCAGGAGTTACTTGGAGAGAAGTCGGTCGGGATTATTGAGGATAAGTCGGGAAGTAAAGTCCTGGAGAGAAAATAATATGTCGGGAAGAAATACACTAAAAACAGAGTCGGGTATCATTGTTGAGTATGTGATTGACGATTTAGGTTTCCAGATATTCGGGGATTATACAGATGACGAGTATCGGGAAATAATCCCGATAGTCGCCAATCTGGAAGTAGAATATAGGTCAACTTAGATTTTCCTGGATTTCAGTATCATCAGAAATCTCCTTTAAATCATCAATAGTAATATCTTCGGTTAAATACTCTAATGGTTTCAATCTGCCCTCAAAATGAAACTGTTTTGTCGTTCCATCTTCGTTAAGTAAATCGTTACCATCTTCATCAGTAACATAAAATGTTAATGTATGAACACATACATATTGCTCAGTCATCTTCTTCCTCCTAGTTTAATAAATATAATAAAATCCACCATTGCTGATGGATTTGATATATTCACTCCTTAGATAGTAATGGTTAATGGTTTGGCTAGTTCTTCATCATGTTCTTTATCTAATACCCAACTGTATCTATCTACTAACTCTTGATCTGTAGATTCATAGTAATTAGACATGATGCCATCATCTCCCCAGTAGCGTAGAATCTCACATCTCCTTAATATCTCGTTTCTATTTTTCTCAGATAACGGAATAGGATATTGTTTCCTTCTTTTTTTGATTTCCAAATCATATTTTCTTTTGGATTCTACTGGATCATATTCGGGTATTTCATAATTAAAATCGCTCATTATTTTTTACTCCTATACATATTTTCTCTGCAAATATTTGCTTCTTTAATAAAATCTAAAGCGTGTAATAAAACGGAATCTGAAAGTTCTTCTATTTTTATTTGGTTATTTAAAATATCGGTTAATATTCCACAAGCACAATCAGCGTCAAATGTTTCTAACCAATCATTCACATCTTGAAATTCAATAGATTTTTTCACTTTAATCCCTCCACATTACAGGGATTGTTTCCAATCCCTTAATAGAAGTAGCAAAAGAGCCACCATCATTGCCTTCATCATCTGCCATTGGGAATATCCAAGAGCCATCAGTAAATGTGATAGCTAAAGGGAGTTTATACCACATCATTTCCTCACCTTCTTTTGGTGATAGATATTCAATCTTGGCAATGGTTTTTCCCACCAGTTTTGATGAAATCCTCTTTTCCCATCTATCAGTAGTCTTATCTTTGCTCATGCTTGTTCTCCTATAGGGTTTCCTTGCATATCAGTCAAAGTAAGATTACCTCCCTCTTTCTTATCACTCTTGAATAACCTTTCAGCTAATGATTCTCCAATCACATACTCTTTATTGGTATTCAAATCTCGGATAATAAATGGTTTCTTTGTCGCTCTTGGTTTAAAACCAACTAGAGCAATATCCATTCCATCAAGTCTGGCTATTTTATTTTGATCAAGCATTTTCCATTCCATACTATCTCTAGTTTGAAGTTCATCTCTCAATGCCTTTTCTGATTCTGATAATGCACCTTTTACAGATAATTTAAATCCTGTAAATTTAACACCATCATCATCAAATCTAGCGTTACCTAATTCAAAACTTAATCCATATTCTTTCAATATAGATGGTAGTTTCTCGTTTAAGATTTCTCTAACTAACTTTGCGTTAGTTCTGTTCATCTCAGTTATTTTCATTATTTTTCTCCTATGTTATTAATGAAATTTATAAAAGTTTGTTTTGGGAATTTATCATCAAGATAATATTCAGTTTTACCATTGAGTAAATCTTTGATGAAATTTCTGACTTCGTAGTCTTGCCATTCTTTTACTTTTAAATGGTAATTTGTGTGATATTCCAACAATTGTTTAATCGCATACATATCAATTTTTTTTACAAAATTGACTACCTCATCAAAATACATGGTATAGAGTAAATTATTTGTCACCTCTCCATAATCAAATTCATAAGTAACAGCAAATTTCCAATCTTCAAATTCAGATAAATCTTGATGACCAATACCAAGATATGCTTGTTGCCTACCTTCTAGTGTTGGGTGATTAATCCATATCTGATAACCATTGTGAGAGAAACTTGGTAATTCATCATTACCATAAGATACATTTTCCCATTCATCAGGAATATCTAAGTATCTGTAATAATCTTCCCAAGTGAGTTTATTCTGATGATCTAATTCATCACGCAATTCTTCATCAGTATAATAACCATCACATTGTAGGCATAATTCATAACCAATTTGTTCTTGGGTATTATTTTCGTCTTCAAATTTGCCACATAATGCACACTCGGATTTGCCACTAGGTATCGTTCTCATTATTTATTCTCCTTCCAAACTGATAAGGCATACCCGATTGGACAACTATGTTTTCCCCAATCAAAATCACAAGCATAAATTTTGTCAATAGTGACTTCTATTTCCATTGCTTGTTCTTTTGTAATTTTATTATGTGTTTTGTAAAGTACATCAAGAGCCGATTCGTCAAAATGGAAAGACAAATTATTATCTCCTAATTCTCGTATGTATTTTTTTGCTTGATTGATGTTCAATTTTCTATCTCCTAATTTATTGCTATTGAGGGTTCATTATACATTATTTGGAAACAAAATGTACCAATATTAGTTAATTATTTATTCTATATAATAGGAATACATATGAAAAATAGCATTTATCTAACCTCTTTTGGCTCTACATCTACAGAAACGAAACTGTCGGGTGTCGGGTTCATCTTTAAGTGTCGGGTGTCGGGTTATCTCTTATATATAGATATAGATGATGATAGATATATACAGATAGATGATGATATTGAGATATTGTCGGGTGTCGGGTTTAGTCGGGTGTCGGGTTAATAATTAGAATCCGACAAGACCGACAGACCGACATATAGATATAGACTGATAGATAGATTTATATCGAATCTAGGTAGCCCAGGAAATTTTTAGATCTAAAAAACCTGGGTTATAAATAGATAAAATCCTGGTGGACAATTTGTTTATTATCGTTATATAATAAAGGTTCAATTAATCAATATAGGAAATAAAAATGAAAGATAAAAACGAAGTAAGCCAACACTTACAAAATAATCAGCCAGTCCAATTAGATGATTTTCGCAATCTTAAAGCGTGGCAAAATGGTTCTTTAATTAATACAGATCCACTTGATAATATGAGTCTTGAGCAATTACAAAAGATTGCCAATATTTTAAAGGGGGTGAAATAATGGATATTCAAAAAGTTCAAAATGAAAATGGTGGTGTAGAATATCACGTATTAGATAAGGATATTATTCACGCTTTTTATAGTTTAAAACAAGCAAATGAATATATAAGATATGTGCGTGAATTGTCTAAGGGGGTGAAATAATGGATAAAGAAAATTTAAAAGACCATTTAAAAGAAATGTTTCCAAAAGGCTCAACGGCTTATACTACTGTTACAAAAGTTGCGCCTAGCGGATTGAGCCGACATATTAAAGTTGTCGCCCCGTTTGAATCATCAAGCAATAAACAAATTAGATTATCAAATCAATCATATAATATAGCTAAGTTTCTTGATTGGACTTATAAAGATAATACTAATTCTGTATTTGTTGGTGGTTGTGGTATGGATATGGGTTTTCACTTAATATATACATTATCAAGCGTATTATATGATGATGGCTACGCAATAAAACAGTCTTGGATATAAACCAACCACCACCCCGAAATTAAGACCGCCAGAAATGGCGGTTTTTTTTTGCGTCGGGCGTCGGGTCTTATTATTAAGTTATATAGCGCAATAGATCACGCTCTTATATGTGATGACTGATAGATATATATAAAACTGTCGGGCGTCGGGTTTTGTTTTATTATTAAGATTAGGAAAAAAGTTCGGCTGCGCCCCTGGATAGATAGATAAGATATATATAGAAAGGTTGTATATCGATATAAAAATCTGGCCGCAGAGGCTTCTGGTCTGATGTATGGGGTTGCCAAAGTTATTTGAGATAACAAAACGGCCCAATAAATGAGCCGTATTTGAATAAAATGGCGGTTTTTCAGTTTAATATAGGAGAACCAAGGATAACCGCCAACCTTGAAATCCTGGGGTTCAACAACCTAACTGCTTGCTCCATATTTCATCTTGGAGTGCTTTATCAGCAGCTACATCTTTAACTAACTTAAAACCGTCCCAAGTGTAGTTCTTCCAATTGCCGATACCAATATCAGATTTACTCTTGAAGACTATAAAAGATTGGCCAACCTCAGAAAAAATACTGGTTAAATAATAAGCGTTAAATGCTTTGATTGATGGGTACGCGCTATACGCAGCCGCGCCACTTTTGAATCTTTTACCTATATACATCTTTCTTCTCCATTTAGATAATCAAGATATTCCAATATTTCTACTTTATTATTAAATCCTTTAGTATCGTAATAATCTCCGTCTTGAAATACTGCCACGTGCCATTTATCACCCTCGTAATCCTCAGTAACTTCTAAAATGAAATGAGTTTTACCTTTTGGATAAGTTCGCAAGTGTATATCGAACGCTAAGTTCATTTTCTTTCTCCTATTTATTAAACATAATAAAGCGCACCCCAGGGGATGCGCTTGATATGCTCAACTAACAGCTATTTTTTCAACGATACCTTGAAATATTTTATCTTCTACTTCGTCTCGCTCTCCATTATCACCAAAATAATATTTACCATTTCTTGAGAATATCTTTTTAATAATAGGTAATTTTATAAAATCCTCATTTTCGCAACTTATACATAAAGATAATTTGCATATATCAACAAGGCAGCACAATTCATCCTTGAATATATCTAAGAGCAATTTTTCAATAAACTCAGATTCATTAGAGTTTATATCTCTTATACCGATTTCAAAATCTAACATTTCTTGAGCTTTATAGCGGTATGTAAATATCGCGTTGATATTCAATCTTGGTTTAAATCCGATAGTTATTTCTTTATTCATATCTTTGCCCCTCCTATAAGGCTAGATTGCCCCCTCAGAATGAGGGGGACTTGGTTAGGGTTTATTTTACATTCACAATTAAATCATCTTTCATAGTTATTTCTGCGAAGAACTCTCTACCACCACCTAAAAGATGTGGTCGTCTAGCACCTACAAAAACACCAGTTGATTTATATTCTGCACCGAACATAGATGTTTCCTGATACTGTAAAGGTTTCCCAATACATTCTTTCAACTGTTTTTTACTATCATACCCTGTTAATAACATCATTCTTTTTCTCCTATATTGTTTTTGAATGAGGTTATATTTTAACACGGAAAGAAACAAATTGTACACCTATATTTAATTCATTTTCATTTATTTTTTAGAGGTCAGCAGCCGAGATATAGTGACTCTATTAGCCCAGGAAAATCGGAAAGTCGGAGCAGTCGGATATGACCGACCCCCCCAAATCGGATTAGGTACTTATAGTTGCGTGACTTGACAATAAAACACATATTCAATCAAAGGTATCTCAACAATCCATTTTTTCCTTGTAGGATCAACGATATGTCTTTATACTTTTGAGTAGTTACAGGTGAGGATTTTTGTTTTGTTCAACTTTCTCCAATATTGTTTAACTTTTTTCCTTGCCTGTAACTCTTTTAAGGAATTTATATGGCAAACGGTTTATTCGATACAGACTACAGTTTCTTAGGCTTACCAGAAGTAGGTTCTGCTGTAGGAAAACCAATAAATATTTCTCAAGCTGCAATAAATGAGCAAATGAGTGATATCGACGAGGTAACTTTATCCAAACAACAATTACAAGATCAGCTACAATTAGCTCTGATTGATAATGATTTTAATAAAATAAAAAGTTTGCAAGATCAAATAGCTGTCCTGGATGCTAGAGAGACAGATCTGCTAACTTATCTTGATGAAGTCCCCCCCTTGTCGATATCTGAAGCACCCACTTCTACAGATATACAAGATTCTTTAGCCTCTGTAGTTTCAGGGCAGCCTCCCTCTTCTGGTGGAGGATTTTTTAATATCGGGAAAGAAATTGCAGATGAGATAGGATCTCCATTCCCAGGGTCTAATCTTGATTCAGAAACGGCAGGGACTCCTAGCCCCCCAGAAATTTCACCAGTATTTCCAACAATTGAGTCCCCCACCCCAATAACAGAACAACCAGTAAGGGTGACTCCTTTTGCTCCAGAAATTACAAATAGAATTTCCAATCCGACTTCCAGTATGACCAGCAGAAGTATGGGACTTGATTCGCCAATAGCCATATCTGGGAGTATGCCAGTATCCGTTGGCGGTACAGGTGGAGGCGGTTTACCATCTTTAGGGGGTGTGGCAAAAACAATAGGTTCAGGCGTAGAGAAAGCTGCAAATCTAGGAATATTCGGACTGAAAGGACAAATCCTATCAAGATTAGGTAGAGCCGTACTAGACAAGCTGAATCCACCAATACAAACCGCCCCTGTAGAAACATCTGCACCTGTAGGTGGAGCGTTAGTTGCAGCGATGGCAAAAGGCGCACCTAAAGAACAAGTAACCGTAGGCGACTTAATAAATACAATAAACGCAAGAGCAGCGTCTGGCGATACAGATACCAAGACTGCACTTTCAAATCTAGTCAGGAACGCCAAAGCAGAGGCTAGAGCAGCCGCAAACGCAGCCGACGACGCAGCAATAGCGAGAGATAAAGCTGCAGCGATGAATGTATTGTATGGCGGTGCAGGTTCTTCTTTTGAATCTGGCAGAGATGCATATACAGAATCTGGTCAATACGATATAGACAGAGAAGCAAGACAAGCCGAGTTTGACAGAATGAGAGCAGCGCGTGGCGAATCAGTCAAGAGAACGCCAGCAGAGACAGCCAGAATGTTAGCAGACTTACAATCAAGAATAGGATTTGGTGGTGTGATGTCACCTGCCAACGATCCATTCAGTACCATACCAGAGAGAGTAGCTCCTCCGAATGTGGAATATGAATTGGTTTCAGGATATAACGTACCTAAACCAAGACAAACGGTGGCAGCAAATAATCAAGGGATCGCCCCATTTATGGGTGTACCCAGCAATGTGATGAGAGGAAGAGGCCGAGGAGGAGGCGCAAGAAAATGAGTGAATCCAGAATAAAAGAATTACAAGCAGAAAAAGTCAGACTAGGCAATCTTGATTCGATGGGTGTACTCGACACCAATGAATTTAAAAAAAGAATGTTAGAAATAGATCTACAAATTGAAGAATTGGAAAGAGATACAGATCCTTTTGATAAGATGTTTCCAGGTCAGACGAAAGCAATGAAAGATGGCGGTGAAGCATCATTTCCAGACCTATCAGGCGATGGCAAAGTGACGCAGAAAGATATCCTTATGGGTAGAGGCGTTATTGAGAAAGCCGAAGGCGGTGAAATAGATATGGCACTTGCAGATGTTTCACGTGGAACAATGGATATGGAAGCACCTCAAATGCAACCTAGCCAAGAAGATTTAGCTGCGGTACAGCAGATTATGGATATGGTAATGCAAATGATGCAATCAGGCGCATCCGAAGAAGAGATTATAGCTGCACTCAAAGAAATGGGACTCAGCGAACAAGATATCGCGATGGTAATGCAAGCGATAGTAGAGCAAGGACAACAAGACAACCCTATAGACTCAGAATTATCGGGAATGATGTAATGGCTGACTTACCCAAAGTTAATCCAGTTAATATTGTTATGGAGTCAGAAAAGTATTACGACTTTGATCCAAGCAGTTTCAAAAATGTTTTACCCACACTTAAAACCGTAGGCGGTGGTATCGCAGATATATTAGCTCCTCAAGATGCGACAGATGTTGCGATGATGGCTATACCGCCTGTTATGGTTTACAAAAGAGTAAAGAAAATACTTGATAGAGTAGACACGTTAAGAGCAGAGGCGCAAAGTCTATTCAATTCATTTAACAGAGGATCACGTAGCCCTAAAGATATCAGAGAAGCTCAAATCAGAAATAATGAAGCAGATAGGATGGTCAAATCTATATCAAAAGAAGATAAAAAGATTCACGATGATTATCAAAAATCCCTAATGGGAACAAAAGAAAGTAATCAACGAGGCGCAGATAAAGCTAGAAGAATATTAGCAAACCCAAAAAAAAGTAAAGGAGATGAAGCTCTTGAAAAAGCTATAGTCGCAGAAAGAAAAAAAGATCCTTCTTTTGATGACAAAATTTCCTATTACAATTATCTTACTATAGAAAAAAATATGACTGACCCTGCTAAAATAGCAGAAAAAATGAAAGCATTTGTACCTGGTAAACCAACTAAAATGAAAAAAGGCGGCTTAGTAGATAAACCTTTATATGCTGACCAAAAATATTTTTAAATGAACCTAGCCAGTCTTACTGAAACAGAGTTGAAAGAAGCTCTGATGTTGAAAGAAAAGCTCGATAACTACCAAGTACAAGAACAATGCCAAAGTAGTTTCTTCAATTATATCAATCATATCTGGCCTGAGTTTATTTGCGGTAGTCACCATAAAATCTTTGCAAAGAAACTCCAAGAAGTCGCAGAAGGCAAATGCAAACGATTAATCGTCAATATGCCACCTCGACATACTAAGAGTGAGTTTGCCTCTACTTTCTTTCCCTCATACATTATGGGACTCAAACCCAAAATGAAAATTATGCAGACTACGCATACAGGGGAACTGGCAGTACGATTCGGTCGTAAAGTCCGTAACTTGATGGATCAAGAAGAATACAAAAAAATATTTCCGCAAGTTAAATTACAAGCCGACAACAAATCGGCAGGACGTTGGGAAACCAATAAAGGTGGCGAATACTTTGCTGCAGGTGTAGGGGGTGCGGTTACAGGTCGTGGTGCGGATCTACTGATTATTGATGACCCACACTCCGAACAAGACGCACTCAGTCCAACCGCACTAGAATCAGCATATGAGTGGTACACCTCTGGCCCTCGTCAACGTCTGCAACCAAACGGTGCGATTGTTATTGTAATGACACGTTGGAGTGCGATTGATTTGACTGCTAAGTTACTTGATGCGCAAGTAGAGCCGATGGCAGATCAATGGGAAGTGATTGAGTTCCCTGCAATATTTCCTGAAACAGAAAAACCTTTATGGCCTGAGTATTGGCCTGAAGACGAATTACTCAAAGTAAAAGCATCATTACCTGGAATTAAATGGAACGCTCAATGGATGCAAAACCCTACTGCTGAAGAGGGTTCGATAATCAAACGAGAATGGTGGCAAAGATGGGAACATAAAACTTTACCTAGCGTCCAATACATTATGCAATCATACGATACCGCATTTTCAAGAAAAGAAACGGCTGACTTCTCTGCAATATCTACTTGGGGTGTATTTAGAAACGAAGAGACTGGAACTGACTGTATCATTCTTTTAGACTGTCAAAAAGGTAGATGGGACTTTCCAGAATTAAAAGATGTAGCAATGCGTGAATATACTTATTGGGAGACTGATATGGTATTAATAGAAGCCAAAGCGTCTGGTACGCCTTTGACACATGAATTAAGAAGAATGGGTATTCCTGTAGTAAATTACAGTCCAACTAGAGGTCACGACAAACATTCTCGTATGCACTCAGTCGCTCCTGTATTTGAATCTGGTATGGTTTTTGCACCTAACAGGATGTTTGCCGAAGAGATGATTGAAGAGTGTGCGTCTTTTCCTTTTGGAAAAAACGACGATTTATGTGATACTATGACCCAAGCTATCATGCGTTTCCGCGAAGGTGGTTTTTTAAGTTTAGCTTCTGATTATGAAGATGAAGACAGAGGCGTAAGACAAAGGATTTATTACTAATGGCAATAGAGCGTTTAACACCAGATCCAGCCCCAGACATTGAAGATATGTCAACCAGCCAAGATACTACTAGTGTCGAAGAAGAACAAATAGTTGATGTTATCGAGGGTATCGAAGAAGCCGATATCCAAATGCAAGATGATGGTTCAGCAATACTAGGGCCAGAAGAAGAAATGCAAATGACTTCTGAGTTTTCAGAAAACCTAGCAGAAACTGTTTCTGAATCTGAGCTAACCAGAATTTATATTGATTTAACTGCTGCAATAGAATCAGACAGATCAAGCAGAGAAGATTGGGAAAAAACATATACCGATGGATTGAAATATCTCGGTATGAAGTTTGATGAAACCCGATCAGAGCCATTTGAAGGCGCAAGCGGTGTAACCCATCCATTATTAGGTGAAGCTGTTACCCAATTCCAAGCGCAAGCATACAAAGAATTATTACCCGCTGGTGGCCCAGTCAAAACTCAAGTGGTTGGTGCATACGATTCAGTAGTTGAAGA